AATGCACCAGCGGTAGACGTGATCTGACCAGTAACGACCGTTGCAAAAGGGTCTATTCTAACTGAACTAAACGATCCTGTAGCATAAGATGCAAAATGTAGTGAATATCTTTTGAGGAGACTACGGAGTGACTTCACAGACTCACCAAAAGACTCAGCACTTACAATCACAGGAGTACTAGTTTTACCCAAAGCTAATGCTCCACTTTGGTAAAACACATATGGTTCATAATAGGCACTATTTATGTCCTGTGACACTGGATTTGCATACTCAAAATCTTCACAGCCACTTACTTCAGCCAAAATGTTGACAGTTGAGGGAACCGTTGATGGAGCAATCAATTCATTCACGACGAACACATAAACAAAGGCGGAATATTGGCCTACCTCAATGAAATTCCTCGTTTGAATGAAAGGCACCCTAATGGTCAGTTCATTCGATTCTCGAATATCCCAAATGACTCTTGCAAGATTGTCAGTCTCAGCAACAGTAGTTGGAGCAATCGGTGGAACTCCTGCCTCACAAGGCAACACCGCCACACACAGCCTCCCCGAATGAAATTCTGTTTTTGGTAGAATAAGCCTCAATTTCACAGAACCACGCCAGTGCGAGAAACACGTGGCAGGGTATGAAACTGGCGGCCAACTTCCACCCTTGTACAGACTCAAGGGGAAGGCATAAGGTCCAATGGAATATGTTGTAATCAGCACATTTGAAGATTGATTATCAGCCCATGGTGTGGTAGAAATCCAAGCGGGCTGTTGCACGATAAAATCCAAAGACATTTCATCAACCCCAGTCCTTTGTCTACCATTTGACACTGGAACTTCATTTTCAGTCATAAGTGCCAATTTTTGACCTGTGAAAACACCGTCAGCATTGGCACCATTTGGCACTGCTTTGCGAACAACATCATGCGCAGGCGCAATGACTGATGGCTTAGAGAATCCCCAAATTTTAGCAACACCAGTTACAACATCTGACATCCATGACACAGCCATTGTGTAAGGAGCCAACATTGGGAAAGCACCTAGTGCTGTTGCAGTTTTGGAGATCTTAGTTGACACGGAGCTAATTGGACCCAAATTCGCCTTTTTCAATTCTACAGACCCTGCTGATTGCAAAACAATGTTCCCCGTTGTCATGACATTCACATATCTAGCCCATAAAGACCACTGTGCTGTAGTGTCACCACTACCAGCTGCAAGAGGATCATATGGTATAAGATACAAGGTAAAATAATCACGGACAATCGTTGAACCACTTCCTGTGAGAGAATAATTTGCAATTGAAGTATATGGAACTGTGAAAGTCAAACTCGTTTCTGTTGCAAGATCAATGTCATAGTGTGGTCCACTAGTAGCAAGTTGTAAGTTTGCTACATGTGCTGCCGCACTTTTGAGAACTGATTGTGACTGGTGAGCCCCACCAGTGTACACTACTCTCAACATGTATCTCCCCTGCTGGAAACGTGTTGCATTGACCTTGAAGTGAATTTCAATATCACCTCTCACAGCCATAATGCCAGACAATTTTGCTAAATTCTTTGCTGTCAAATTCAAGGTCCTTGGGAAAGACCAAGAATTGATAGCAGTTCCAGCAACATCAGATGTCGACAAAACCCCTATCGCAATTTCTGTTGGCTTCATCAGGAAGTCTGCAATCGTTTCAGTACCTTCTACATGGACAGAAGAAAGAACTGATTGAGACATAGATACAGGAACATCTATTGACCCTTGCACCTTTGTCTCATCTTGGAATAAGGTAGTAGATTCTTTTGTTGTTATCTCGTTCGGCGACGCAAAGTTTGATTGTTGTGTTTCAGCGAGTGGTATATTCTTCTATGCTGTAACTCATAGGCATAGGTATAGTGAGTTACTCTAGATGTTCTAGGAATGCTAGGTGGTATCTTGAGTAGTAAAACTAAATAGTTAACCACTTCTGGAGTGCGAACTTCTGTCTCATTTTGACTCACATTTGACCTGAGACTAAGACAAGCAAAACCTCCACACCCACTATCGTAGGGAAACGCTGGTTGGTATAACCAAGAAATTACCAACTTTCACATGGATGTGCTAGTTTTAACGCCTCTAGACGGCGTGCATTTCAATGGTTTAGAAACACAAAGACTGATCTTGACCAAAAACGGTTTTCAACATGTCTATCCGGTTGAGATACTTTGGAGACCATCCATACTCCTGATACATGGTAATGAAACGTGGAATCCATTGATTCCAAGTATCATCATCATGAAAACAGAGCTCTCTGGTCATAGTGTCAACATTCATCAATGCTTGAAGGATGTTTGCTCCACCTTTCTTTCCATCTCTTGTTGTCCAAAGACCTATGTCAATCAACGACGACAATTCAAGGCACATCAACCACTTTCCAAGCACAGGCTCGAACCGTGGTCTCCTCTTCAAAAAGGTGATGTTTTCGATAGACCTCATGTCATCGTTGATTCCATCTTTGGCGTCGTTCGTGTAAACATGCCCGAAGTCTGCATATCCATCCTGCATGACCTTCTCTGAGACAAACTGTTTCCAGGCAGGTGATACTGTGATCCAGTTATCATCACCAAGATAATTTGCTTTGATGTTCTTGGCATATTGTTCATGCCAATCCCCACCAGGAAAGCCACACTCCTTCCAAATGGAATAACGAGTGTAAGCAGGATTCAGCAGGGAGTTATACACAGATGTGTGTGGATCTCCTGAGCTCAAACTTCCTTCCCACATGTCAATAAGATCACCTCTTGTGTGGAACTGAGTGTGATATGACTTGGAGAAGGTTTCAGCCATCCTGTACTGGACGGTGTCCATACAGCCCCATGCGACCATGGCACTGTTGATTTCCTCCCCGATCATTGTGAGACACTCTGGAGTTTGGCGTGCATCATTTGCACTAAGATCCCCTGCAAGATGTAAATCTTCATGGGCGGCCATGGAAATATGTTGCCTAACAACAATGTCGGCATCAGTGCCTTGCATGTTGTCGCCAATAGAAATTCCATTGCGCAAATGGTTTTCCGCCAACCACGCCATGAAATTGCCATAGATCATGCGTGCAACAATTGTCCGCGCAATTGGGCAACTGGAAATGATTCTTCCTTTTCCTTTTGCCACTTTGGCGGCTGGAAGAAGCTCACTTTTGACAATGTCAGTAAACATGTCAAGAGGAACCTCACCCTTCAAAAGGTGCTCCAAGTTCTTTCCAACAATGTCCATCATCTCCTGACTTCTGGACCCATAATGGAAAGTTCCGTCTTCAAAGAAGCCTAGTAAGTCCCTTTTGGGAACTGGGTTTCCAAGGTTGTATGGAGCACCAGGTGAGGTTGCAAGCGGTATTCCTCTGAAGTATGTGCCATCTTCCCCAACAATTGCTTCAAGATAGCTCTTCATGCCTCTCTTTGGGGCATTTGGGGATACATCTCTCAAGAAGCGAAGTGTTTCTTTCACACAAACGCGTAGACGCTCCAAATCAAGCTGCTTTGGCTTGAAAAGTGGACAATACTTTGCCCTTGCCATGTCATACACAGCAGGGTTCTGAATGTCAACAGGGGCCTTTGAAGGTTCCGACGCTGGGTATTCACTGGGCACAAGAACATCTGCCACAATTGACGTGAAGTTGTGTGGAGTTGGAGTGCTCCCAATCACACACTTCTTCCCATCATTTCGGGCGGGTGCCTCATAACCGCTCAATTTGTTCCGCATTTGCAACATCACGAATCTAGAGATGGCACAGAAGTATGTTGCTCCCATACCATCCTCTCCAGATTGAAGAATTCCGCAAATCTTTCCTTGAGCTGGACCTGCAGAAGCAACAAAGCATGCTGAACCACAGTCACCTCCATTGGAGTTCATTTCATGAACACTCCAAAGGAGTGAACGATAGGCTCCCTCAATGGTGCGACCAGCAATTATGGTGCCACGACTCGTTGCCAATCCTTTTCCAAAGATGCAACTCGACAAAGCAACAAACTTGCCAGCATCCTGCATCAAACCCTCAAGGTATCCATCTGGAACCCAATGGGGTGAGATATCCTTGCATTCTGGCATGCTTGGAAGCCTCATCCAATAAGTGTCAAAGTTTTTAAGGGCAATTCCTTTCAAAAACTCTGTCACTGGAACTTCGTGCGTTTTGTCCCCGTTGCAACAGGTGAGGCAAAGTTCCTTCACCAACTCTGGCTCAATGGTGTCAACAGTTGCCTTCAAGATTTCATATGAATGATCATTCATCACGAAATCACGCCCGCCAAGGGCAAGCATGTTCGTGAAGACATCATTGTTTGAATCCCTCACCTGCCATTGTGCATGAGCAGCCATCCTCTGGCCAGTGAGAAACACCTCACTTGATTGTCGCACAATCTCTTTCTCGGCCAACTTAGGCCTCGTCTTGTTAAGCTTCTTCAGCCGAACAATTGTGCGCATATCCACATATCCACTTGCTTGTGGAATGCTCTTGTTCTGCACAGGGGAAATTGCCTTCCTCTTTGGCTTTCCAACAGCAAGAGTTGCAAGTTTGATCATGGCAAGCGTTGATGCAACCACCATTGCGGCAGCGGCAAGACTTCCCATGGCAACATAAGCGACATCTTGGATATTTTCTTTCACCATAGCGCCATATGCCTGAGCAGTTCTGCGCATATCCTCCGTGAGTGAAACGCTTGTAAGACGTCTTGCTGCTTGGATATCACGGCTGTTGACAATACAATACCAAGTCAATGCTTCTCCTCTACTCAGAAGGAGATCCATCGTCTCAAGGTAATTGTCTGGAACCTGCAGCATGCACCTCTTGTAAATGCTTGTGACAAGTGCTCTACCAAGAGCTAAGCTTGCCTTGGTGTTCCCAGTCTTTGGGAACATCAAATAGCCAATTTTAAATGGGTCATCAACAAAGCACTTGCGAAGTTCTGCAAGCGTGTCAAAGTCCAAATCAAACTGACAATCAGATACTGGGATTGGACCTTCTTCCGATGAAGCAAGCTTGATGGAGGATGGATTGAACGCTGCGTCAACTACATCCTGATTTGACTTCCTCCCATCTTTCCTCACAATCTTTTCATTGAATTGGGTGAAATGGGCTTCAGTCAAAGGTTTGCGAAAAGGCATCTCATTCTCTTTGCACATAGCTCCATCAACATAAAGGTGCCTAAGGTATGCACCGTCTTCAAACCCATCTGGCGAAGGTGTTTCGCCAAATCGGTTTTCATCAATTTGTCCTTGTGCAATGGCTGCTGCAAATTTGGATTGGTACTTGATGTACTCCCAAGGTTTCTTACCAGGTTCCAACCTGATCTCAGAAACTTTTTGCAAAACGGCATCAATTCTCTCATTGTCGTTTTTCATGAAGTCTTTGCCTTTCATGTAATCTTCAATGGACTGTCTCCTCAAGATTGCCATGACAAATGCCACTTCATCAAAAGTCAACACGGGTGCATCACCATCCTCCTTGAAAGCCCAGGCAGTGTCCTTGTCACATCTAGCGACAACAAATCTCCACGAATCGGTGTCAATTTCTTGTCCTGGAATAGGTTTCGGACCCTCACCAGCCCAAATCAGCCTCAAGAAAAGGAATCTCCTTGCGAAGGCTCCCTTGTGGTTGATTGTAGCGCCTTCAATCTTGGTATTGTTACTTGTCACAATAACAAAATCTGGGGACAGAGAAACCTTGCCTTTCATTTCAAAAGCCATATCAGGTTCATATGGTTCATTTGAAATCAGCTGGATCAACTCTGCCTCATGTTGTGCTTTTGAACCAACATCCTGTTTGTCAGACCCAAGATCGGGGTAATTGACAACACATGTGGTGGGAAAAGATCCTTCCCAATACGCAGTGGCCCTACGCCGATAAACAAATCGGTTTGGAGCTGCAGCATA